CATATGGAATACTATCTTGGCGTTCTCGGTCAGGCAATGCTCGGCGATGCGGAATTGGAAAAGGCGCTCTACTTCTGCGTAGGGCATGGAGGTAACAATGGCAAAACGCTTATTCTTGATGCGTTGTCAGAGATTATGCCTAATTATGTAAGCAAGATTAACAGACAGACTTTCGAGAAAGGTTACTCCAAGGCTCATAAGCATCTTGCTGGAACCAAGGGCAAACGAATTTGCTATGTAGAGGAGCTGTCTCAGAAGGAGCAGGATGTGGAGATGTTGAAGGAAGTTGCTGATGGTAAGACCATTAGAAATGAGATTATGTTCGGTACTGATGAGGTGATTAACATCATGTTCAAGCTAATTTTCCTTTCAAATAATCAAGCCAATTTGCGTGTAGATGGCGGTATTCAGAATCGCTTTCGGCAACTCAGTCATTACTCCAAGTTCAATAAGGAGACGACTGTTGATAATTTTGATACTCTTGATTTCATCCAAGACAAAACCCTTGCGGATCTATTGAAGGATACATACAAACACGCGCTGCTTAAAATGATACTTGACGCTGGTCACAAATATACCAAGAATAATAAGTTGGTGATTCCTACAGAGTTCGAGGAGGCGACAACTGATGCACTGGAAGCCAATGACGAGGTCAAACTCTGGTTTACTGAGAATTGTGAGTATGGCGCTGATTTCAAATGTAGCAAGAAAGAATTGGAGGGCGCCATCTCAAAGCCATTCCGTGAGATTCAAGGCGAGATTCAACGCATTACCAATTTTAAATATTCAAAGGACTTGAAGTTCGGCAAGACTTGTAGAGGCGGATGGAAGGGGTTCAGAATTGTTCCTACTGATGATGAAGAGGGTGGCGCTGGTTGTCAAATCGCGCTCTAAACGAGTGTAATTCATTTTGGGTAAATACCAAAAATGAATAGAATGGGTGGCGCTGGGGGTGGCGCCGTGGCGCCGGTGGCGCGCTGAAAACCAAAGTCTTCTCTAAGGAGGGTTCCATGAGGGACTCTCTGAAAATGGGCGCCACCCAGCGCCACCGCGCCACCCTCCCCAACAGGAAATAATACGACATTTTATACATACAAAACATTTATATATAGGATAATACATATACTTTGGTTACATATACTTTGGTTACATATACTTCATATTATAAACATTATAGAAACAATAATGTTGATAACTCGCAAAATAAAATATAACACTATATATATAAATATGTCGTCGCAAAAGCATTTAGAAATAACTGTTCATACTAACCATAATAAAATGAAAGGATTCGGATTTATTTACAAATTGATTCCTACTTGTGATTTTAAGGAAGGTGATATTTACATCGGAAGCACTACACATGGACTAGCAAAGAGATTTTATGACCATAAGAATAATTCCGCTAGTCGCTGCACATCAAGAATTCTATTCGAGAAATATGGTCTTGAAAATATCGCGATTGAGTTGATTGAGAGGTATCCATGTTCTAGCAAACAAGAACTAGCAATCCGAGAGGGATTTCATCAGCGCACAACCCCATGCGTAAATAAAAATATTGCTGGGCGAACTACAGCGCAGTATCGAGCAGATAACCGAAAACTTATTAACGATAAACAAAATAAGTTTAGGCGTGAAAATCGCGAGATTGTGTCTGCTCATCAGAAAGCATATAATGCTAAGCATGCGGAACAGATTAAAATTTATCAAGCAAAATGGCGTGAAGCTAACCGAGAAGTAACTCGTGCTAAAGCAAAGGCAAAACGAGCAGAACGAGCAGCACGAGCAGCTAACCCCGCACTTTAATCTTATGATCGTTATCCTCTAGGCAGTCCATTTGGTCTTCAATGCAGAGTCCCTGCCAAGTACACATCGTCGTGCCTACTTTCTTGCCCGAGATAAATCCGCCAACAATAACTCCGGAGAACCCGTTCTCGTCAATCCATTCATTTTTAATCCAACATTTAGAATACTTATCAACCATATAAGTAAACCAAACGAAGTCCGGTCGCCAAGCAGACCACAACTTCAAAGTAATACCATTCTTACCCTTGAATAGGACATCTAGATACTCCTTAGGCATTCTCATAGAGAGAATTTCATTATCAAATAACTCTTGTAGTTGGACAGAGTCATCACTGACAAAAGTAAAAGAGTTCCAGCAATCGTTCGGCATTATATATATAACAGAATATATTTTTAAATAACAATTATTACATAAGTAATTGTCATTTAATAAACCTTGCGCCGGCGCTTCTCAATTGGAAATTTCCCATTAACTGCATCTTTGTGTCGTTTACTTCTAATGTGATTGGACCCAACCTTAATATTTTGATTTGAATACGAGACGCCGCATACAGCACACACGGTATGTCCCCATCGTTGTCCGTTTCTTGCGATAGCATACGCAGTGAGACCCTGAATACGATTACCCATTAAATCGCGTGACATCAGAACACCATTCACGATAGCAAAATTATGATTTTGTTCCCAATTAAAATTATCGATATCAATATCTTTAGCGTCCATTTCTAATTAAATATTAGACACGGATTTAAACCCCTTTTTAATGAAATATTCTCTCTTGGTAATAATAATATGGCGTCCATGACAACAAGGAAGAAGCAAGAGTTTCATAATGATGACCAATACAACACGACTCCTGAAATATGGGAGATGATTGCTCATCTCATTCCAAAAGATAAAATACTTTTTGAGGCATTCCTCAAGGACAATTGGAGTAGCAAGTCTGCTATTATATTGAGGGATATGGGGTTTAATGTTGTCGGCAATCCAACGATTGATTTCTTCGACGAACTGCCTGAATATGATATCATCGTCAGCAACCCTCCGTATAGTATGAAAAAAAAGATATTCCAGCGACTTGCCGTCCTAGATAAACCATTCATTCTTATTCTACCTATCTCAACTATTACGAAACAATTTGTCAAAGTTCTTGAGAGAGATAAGGTACAGATGATTATCCCAAGTAAACGAATGCAGTTCGAGAAAGCAGGCGTTGAACTATCTCGTTGCTGGTTTGATACTTGTTTCTTATGCTATAAGATTAATCTTGAGAGAGATATTACTTTTATCTAAACCTATATATAATGGCACCACCGACAAAAGCGACTCAAGCAAAGCTAAATAAGTTGCACTACCGTATGGCTCAGGGCACGAAGAAGGAGAAAGCCAAGGCGGTTGCTAAAGCTGACAAGATGGGGTATTCAGTTGAATCATCAAAGCGCGGAGTAGCGCATTTTAAATCTAAAGGCGAAGATGGTCACCACATTGTGACAATCAAAGGAACCGATCCGAGCAACAAGCGCGACCTCTTATCTGATTTAAAACTTGCCGTCGGATTGTCTCGCACAGATAAGCAATTCAAAAATCGCACCAAAGAAATTAAGAAGGTTTATGCCGGTATCGATTCCGACAAAGATAAGTATTTAACTGGGCACTCATTAGGCGGAAGCATCGTCTCGCATGCGATGGCGAAGTCAAAATCTATTCGTGATAACACAGCCAAAGCAACCACATTTAATGCTGGTTCAACGATGGCGTTTAATAAAGAAATCAGCAAGGACCTAACTAAGGATGACAAGAAAGACCTCAAGAAGAAATTATTGCACCACCATGTCAAAGGGGATGTAATCTCTGCTTCGCTCACTATGGGACCTCAAGTAGGTAAAGTTAAAACACAATCCGGCAAAGCATCTTCTGCTCACAGTCTCGATAACTTCCACGCAGAAAAGACACTCAAAGATAAACCGGAGGAGGTGCCCCCTGTACAAGACCCAGCGGAAGAATAAATTATAGCTATATATATAATAGAATGTCCCTGACTATTAGCGAACAACCTAACAACCATCTCAAGATTCAAAATGTTAAAAATAATTTGGATAAGGAACTTGCTCCTGACATCCCATACCCGCTCCCATCCAACAGCGGTTTCTCGATGCTTATCGTAGGCAGTTCCGGAAGCGGGAAGACTACCGCACTCTACAATATGATGACCAAAGGCAAACGGAAGGGAAAGCGAACATCTTATAAGAATGTCTTCGATAGGATTTATTTAGTGTCACCGACACTCGGCGGCAGTTCCATTAAGAACGATAAGTTTTCCACAATTCCAGATGACCAAATATATCGCGAATTATCCATTGAAGGATTAACCGAACTTGAGGATATCTTGTATAGCAACAAAGAAGAGGGTCTACACTCCATCGTTATCATGGACGATATTGGGAGTCAACTGCGCCGCAATGCTAAGGCAGAAAAGAAACTTGTTCAGATGTTACAGAACCGCCGCCATGTTATGACGTCGTATATCACTCTCCTGCAAAAGTTTAGAGATGCTCCGACCGGATATCGTTCCAATCTGTCCCATGCGATGTTCTTCCGACCAAAATCTCGCATTGAATATGATGCTATCACAAATGAGTTAATGCCTTTTGATAACAAAAAAAATAAACAAGTGATGGACCATGTGTTTGAGAATGAGAGCACCAAATTTCCATTCTTATTTATCGATATGAGTCTTCGTAATAGCAACCGATATTTATTCTTCAACGGATTCAATCCTATGACTATTGAAGATGCAGTAGTTTAATATATATTTAGTAAAAGTTGTCATTCATTCTTATTGGGGGTGGCGCGGTGGCGCTAGGTGGCGCCCATTTTCAGAGAGTCCCTCATGGAAGAGTCCTTAGGGCAGACTTTGGTTTTCAGCGCGCCACCGGCGCCACGGCGCCACCCTCAGCGCCTTATAATCTCAGCTATATATAAAATGAATCTCGTCTCGTTCGGTCCATCCAATCGCGCAGATAAGAAGTATCAGATTATATTTAGCAATCCAAATAAGACTATTCATTTCGGTAGCAAGAACTCCGAGACCTATTTAGACCACGAAGATAAAATCAAGAGAGCGAACTATATTGCTCGTCATTCTGTTAGAGAGAATTGGCAGGAGGTAAATGCTGGGTCGCTCTCGAAGTTCCTACTATGGGGTGAGACCACAGATTTAAAAACTAATCTGAATGCTTACCTCAAACGATTCAACATCAAAAAATAATATAGGCATATTACATAATGGAAGCACCGATTAAGAAACCTAAACCTAAAAAGCCACGGAAACCTCGGAAACCGCGCAAAGCAAGCAAACCAAGTACAGGCACAAATATTACGATTAATGTAGGGACATCATCTAGTAAGGCACCGCGTCGTGCACGAGCACCTGCTAAACCAAAAGTAGATCCAACAGCAAACCAATTCGGGTTCCGTTCGCCGGGCGCTGGTGGCGGTGGTGGCAGTGGAGTTCTCCCATCATTCGCAGGGCAAGGTGACCAATTCAGACAAGTAATATATACGCCACAGGGCGATGTTAGCGGCAGCATTAAGGCACTTGAAAAATCAATTGATAACCTATCTCGTTCAGGCGACAGCAGGAGGGATGATGAGTCTGCTGCTCAACGGCAGGCAGATGATGAGGCCCGCGCACGATTAGCGCGAGGAGGATTAGGTGGTGGTGGTGGTGGTGGCAGAACTGGTTCAAACAGAGTCCCAACCGCAGAAGAGACGGCACAGCATGCCGCTGATGCACGGCGTCTCGATGGTGATAGACTAACAGCAGAAGCAATCGGCGAATTACGGAGAACTCAAATCGGACAGGCAAAAGGCGCTTTTGGCAGTCCATCAGGAACTGAACAAGGATTCTAATTTTATAATATTTCTATAATATAGACTAATGGATAATTACAAAATCCTAAACTTTCACCCCATCTTTGCCGAAAACGCCTTCTGTCTCTCCCAGCGCCTTGGTATTGAAATCATCACCGATTTTATTCCTAAAGAGGGGTACACATATCTTGTATTCGGTGCACACGAACAATCCCATCAACTACTAACCATTCAAATACGCCAACGAAATTTTAATTATATCATTATGAATTCTGAACCTCCGTTGTCGCAATTCCTCAAGAATAAATATTATATCTCTCTTATGCGGTCTAATGTAGTATTCGATTATCATAAGGTATCGGCAGAGCATCTAACTACTTTAGGAATACGAGTTCTCAATCAATTTATATTTGAGTTTGTATACTCTCCTGGATTAATTGAGAGAGATATTGATATCATGTTCATCGGGTCTAGGACTCCTCGCCGCGAAGCTATATACCAATCTCTCAAGACTAGATATCCTGACAAGAGAATAATTTTTCATTTTGAATGGGGACTAACGGATCAGGTTGAACTAACCAAAGAACTGCAACGAGCAAAGGTTCTACTTAACATCCCATATCATACTCATAACATACTCGAGAGCCACAGAATAAA